CCTCACGTATGTTATCACGCATGACTGTATTTAAAGTTTCGAGGAAAAGCTTATATAGCTTTCAAAGTATATAAAGCTTACTCATTAACAAGTTTTAAATATTGGGGATTGTTGCTTGGGAAAGATATTTAAGCCTCTGAGCGGGGGAGGGCTCACGTGAATACTTAGTGTAATCATTGTAATAATAATAATAATATGAATAATATGTCGTGAGCTAGGGGTTTTTATGAAAGAAAGTGTGGGGGAAGGGTTTAGGCTTTTAGCATTCTTAGCGCTATTTGCTCGGCCTCGAGCCAGATTTCACGGAATGTCGTGAATTTGCCCCTGAGCCTGTCCGCCTTTTTTATTGCGACCATTAGCAACGCGATAAGCTCCTTGGCTTTCGCGGTTGGGAGGTGGGCTTGCGCAAGCGTCTGCGAGAGTTTCATATTCTCCGGGCAGACCGCGTTGAAGCTCACCATTATTGGGCCATATACCCTGCTCTCTCGCGCATAGATTTCGACCCTGAGCCTCGGGAGCATGCGTTTGAAGCCGCCTCGCGGCAGATCAACCCAACCAATCGTCTCGACCGCGGATTTGTCGAACTCCTCATCATCCTTCGCGGACGGCTTATCCGCGGGCGGCTGCTTAGACCACTCCTCGAAAAGCTCGTCAAGGCTGGTTTTCCGCACTCTCGCCCTCATTGCCGGAACCCTGCGAGTATGCTTTATATGCAGTCCTCCTGCTCGGCCTCGGATGCTTATATGTGAGCTTGCATATCTTGAGCGGGTCTCGCTCATATATCTCGCGCCCGCTCTCGCTCCTAACGAGCACCAAGACCGCGCCAATATGCGGGATCATCCGCCCCGGCCCCTTCCGGATCATATATGGGTCTTTCAGCTTCCATGCGGGGAGATAGACGATATGCAGCGTGGGGTGCTCAATGTGGATGAAGAAATGCGTGTGCGCCCGGACGATCAGGCTCCAGCTCCTCCCCTCCGGTAGGTCGAATTTGTCCGCGGAGAGGCTCATGAAGAAGCCCTCGCGCTCGGCGACGGTTGCGCGATAGACATACGGGTTTCCGCCATGATGACTAACATGCGCATAGTGATCATCGCCAAGGTCTAGCACAAGCTCCCAAGCCGAATACGTCCCGTCCTCAAACTTCTCCGCGCCGAGGATCTCGCCGATATATTCGACAGCTCTGCCATTGATCTGATCATGATACTTTGTGCCCCTCACGAGGAAGAGTTTGTCCGCATGCTCGCGCAACGGCTTCAACAACTCTACCGCCGCCCTCGCCTGCGTGAGCGGATCGGTAACTATCTGCTCAACCCCCTCGGCCTTGCTCCCCTTGCCATCAATGAGGTCGCCAACGAGAACGAGAGAATCGAGGCGGCCAACTTTCTTAACAGTCTTGATTAGATCGCTCCAGTAGAGCCACAGGATCTTCTGATTAATGCCCAAGGGTATCTCGCCGAAATCGGGGATCGAGAACCTTTGAGGCCACAACGCGAATTTGCTACCCACATGGAGATCCGCGATAAACAAATGCTTCCTGCATTTCATCATCCCCGCTTTCTCACAAAAATATTATTGTAGAAACCGGAGGTGCGGGGATGTCATCAACGCTAGAGACGTTCAACAAGATCGAGCAGAAGCTGCTGGAGATAGCCAAGAGAATCCCACAGGTTGCGGAGGCAACAGTTGCGGAGACATATAAATTTCGCTCGCCGAGGGTTTACGTCTGGGTGCGGGAGGGCGAATCGCGGGACATAACAATAAGCGGCTCGCGCAGGAGCTTCAGGATAAGATTCGAATACGTTATAGACGTTGTTCACCCCAACCCCGAGCAGGCTTACAGCCTTGCGAAACAAATCGCGTGGTCTCTATATGATAATCTCATGCAGGACAGGACTCTGGGCGGCTTGGTGCGAGATGTCCAGCCCGCCGCATACTTCTTCAAGGATGAGATACCAACAGATCAGGGCTTCGGCCAGAGATGGGTAATGTATGCAGACGTGGAGGTAGAGATATGAACATAATCACCGTTGAGGTCGGCGAGCTAGTGAGGCTGAGGCAGATCCTGCAGCTCCTCGCGGAGATGCCTAACCGCCTGCCAAGGAAGGTCGCGGAGGAGGCGTATGTACATGCGCTCGACTTCGTCCCGGTTAGAACCGGGAGGCTCAGGGAGAGCATACATATCGAGACGCATGGCAAGGAGTATCATGTCGTTGCGGGCTCGAGGATCGCATACTACGCGCCCTACGTTGAATTTGGCACGAGACCGCATATCATCAGGCCTGTGAGGGCGAGGGCGCTGAGATTCGAGGTCAGGGGAGAGGTGGTCTTCGCGAAATATGTTCATCATCCGGGGTCAAGCCCGCAGTATTTCATGCGCAGAGCCTTCGAGAGGACGTTATCTGAGATCGGCTATATTGTCGCGGACTACCTAGGGCTATTGTAGTGCAAAAATTCGCGATCAGAGCTTAAAACCCCGAAAATGCGGCGTTATGTTGGACTCGGGAAGGAGTCGTCATTCGGTCAAGCCGCGAGCATAACTAGATACGTTGATCCCGTGACGTTCTCACTAACCCCCGAGAAGGAGCCGATAATCCTCAGAACTGTGGCATCTAGATCGCCCGTGAGATTCTACTCGGGCAAAATTGTTGTAACGGGGGAGGTTGAGATACCCCTCTACCCGGACGTGATCGGGGACTTCCTGCTGATGCTCCTCGGGAAAGTGTCCTCCGCCCAGCTAGCTCAGGGCGTCTTCGAGCATACATTCACACCAATCGAGAAGCATGAGAACCCGGTAACATACACGCTCGAGGCCGGGATGGATACCGTTGCGAGGAGAGTCCTCGGCGTAATACTTGAGAGCATGAGCATGGAGCTAACGCCCGGCGAGGCGCCGACTGCCGCATGCTCGATATTGGGCGTAAATGAGACAACCGCATCCCTCACAACCCCGAGCTTCCCAACAGTCCCGCCATTCCCCGAGAACTCCGCCCAGATAACCCTGAACGGCGCGGCCGCGGAGCTTCGAGCCCTGAGCCTCGAGATAAACAATAACCCGAGCACGGATCACTTCACCATAGGCTCGAGAACCCTTACGCGCCACGAGCTTGGAGATTTGGAGATAACCGGCAGCATGGACATCCGGCTAGCCGACAGAACACACCTCGACGAATTCCTGAACGATACTCAAGGGAGCCTCGAGATTAAATTTACGGGAGCGACAATATCGGAAAGCTACAGCTATCAGCTCACGATAACCCTGCCGAAGATAATCTATACCACGTGGTCTGCGGAGGTGAGCGGGAGCGAGGCGATAATACAGAGCATAGAATTCGCGGCAATCAAGCCCCCAGACCAGCCGATAATAACAGTCAAGCTGATCAATGCAACCAGCGGCTACTAAGAGGTGATCTAAATGCAGCTGAAGATGAAGATCAACGACATTGAATACACAGTAACAATTCAGCCATACCTACTGCCATACATTAAGGCACTCGCAATCTCGTTCACGAGTATGCCCACAACGATAGAAATCGCCCGGCAGACAGAGAAAACGATCAAGGAAGCATGGGATGAGGTGAAGAAGCATATCTTCCCAACCCCTCCGGACGATTACGAGGTCTTCGCGGAGATAGTCATGCAGCTCGTTAGAAAGACCTCGGAGGCGATAGAACAAGCAGTCCGCAGGGCAAATTTTACATTCGAGAGGCCGGGGATTCAGTAGTAAATCTAAGCCTCGCATTGAACAGGCGGCCGAGCGAGCTTCTCGGCGTAGACGACCCCCTGCAGGCATACTACTTTGACCTCGAGATACTCAACGCATACTACGCGCGAAACCACGTCTCGAAAACGGTTGAGAAGATCATGCAAAAGCGGGCGGAGAGGCGGATGAGGGATTTGGAATATAGGAGGCGATACATAGGATGAGCGCGGCAAGAGACTACCGCGTCAGGATCATAATCGAATCGGTTGATAAGGCGACAAAGGCGCTCAAAGAGGTAGAGGGCAGTATAAACAAGACTACAACAGCCGCGCAAAAGGCAGTAAGCTCGCTCAAGGCGCTTGGCAGCGGGGTTCAGATAGTATCCAGTGACATGCTCAATGCGGTCAAGAACATCAAGACATTCGCGGGCGAGATACAGGCACCATTCACTGTAAGCGAGGGCCTGTTAAGGAAAATGCGAAATGAGGTGAATAAGCTCGCCGTCCAGATACCGGAGACTGATGAAAAGTTCAGGCTCTTCGGCGTAACATTGAGGACTCTCTCAGCCGGAATACAGAGCGTAATCTACGGGCTCCTAGGATTCAATATATTGAGGGAGATCGGGAACTGGATTCGGGATAGCATCCGCAAATTCGCGGAATTCGAGGCCGCCTCAGTAAGACTCGCGGCAATGTCCGCGGAGGCTTGGGAGAATATCGGCTTAGTCGCAGCATATTACAGGGCGGAGGCGGCTGCGGCCGCGAGAGAGCTTGGAGTCTCGGCAAACGAGGCAATCGCCGCAATGGAGGCGCTCATCAAGGCGGGTCTAAGCGGGACGGACGCGGCTAGCGCATTAGCCTCCGCGATAAGGCTCGCGAAGCTCGAGGGCATTGATTTCGCAACCGCTGGAAACAACCTAGTCCAAGTAATGGCCCAATTCGGGCTCGCCGGCTCAGAAGCCTCCCGGGTTGTTGATGTCTTGATCAACGCCTCTAGGTTGGGAATCGGTACTGCAAACGACTTCGCCCAAGGATTAGCTAATTGCGGCGCAACCGCGAGAAACCTCGGGCTAAGCCTTGAAGACACGACCACGTGGCTCGTCATACTCGAGCGGAGGTTTGGATCGGCGCAAGAGGCCGGAACACACCTCAACCGGTTCTTCCTCGACCTGTATGAGATAGCCGAGAAGCTCGGAGTTCCGATACGTGATGTTAATGGAAACCTCCGCAATACAAATGACATAATCTTAGACGTTATCGAGGCGGCTAGGGCGCTCGGCGGGGACTTCCAGATCCTACAGGAGCGGCTCGAGGGCGTTGATATGCGAGCAATAAAGACGCTATCAACATTCATGCAGATGACCGAGGACATAAGATTCCTGCGGGAAGAGATCGCGAAAATGAACGTTGCAATGAAAGTCTATGAAGAGTATATGCAAACAATGTCCGGACAGATGGCGAAGATGCGATCAGAGGTTGAGGCAATGTCATTATCCGCTGGAAAATTCTTCGGCAACCTATGGCTCTCGATACAGCAAATCGGCCTCCCGGTCTTGGAGGCATTCGCGGTCGCGTGGAGCGGTATAGCCGCAAGGATAACGGGCCAAGCCATCCCAGCGCTGGAATCATGGTTAAAGGCCGAGATGATTATGGGAAGGATCTCGAAAGATGAGGCTGCATCAATACTCGCGAGCTGGGCTAGGGCGGGCGAAGTGATCCTTAGCACCGGTGAGCGGATAAAGCTAACCACGCGCGATATCGCGGAGATCGCGGGAACCCTCGGCGTGATGAACGACGAGCTGCGAGCGGCCTTAATCGACCAAGAAAAAGCATTATCCGAGTTCTTTGATCACCTGAAGGAGGCCGGCCAGCTAACGAGGGATGTTTTCGAGGGGACGATAGCGGCGGCTCTAATGGCCGGAAGGATAACGGCTGAGCAGGCAACGAATCTAGCGGAGAAATATGGATTTTTAGACGATAAGATGAGGAAAGTCATAGAAACATTCTCACAGCTCAACAAAGAGACTCGCGAGCATGAGAATATCGCAAGATTCACGGCGGAGACGATAGAGAAGATGGCTAGAAAATTCGGCCTAGAGGAGGAGAGAATTGTCGAGCTGATAAACAAGACCCTCGGGCTAAACATTGTCTATGATGAACATGAGCGTAAAATCGAGGCGATGATGGAAGATTACGGCCTCACGCGGGAGGAGGCCGAGAGATTACTGCCAGTTCTAGAGGAGGAGGCCCGGCGACACAAAGAGGCGGCGAATAGCGTGAGAGAGCATGCCACAAGCCTCGAGGAGCTTAGATCAAAGATGCTCGAGGCCGCAGGCGCGCTCATAAACTACGGGGCAATTTCCGGCCCGCTGGCAAGCAATCTAAACAGGCTCAAGGAAGCAATGGATAACGTGGCTAAGGCGGGCGGCGAGATCCCAAACGTCTTGAAGAGCGCTTACGAATACTTCAGCGGCCTAAACGAGAAATTAGCAAACGCGGAGAGGATGATGCGCGGCCTAAGGGCGGCGAGCGAGCTGGCAGGCCTCAGCATAGATTATTACAACACCATGCTCAGCGTTGGAAGGGCGCTTATAGTCGACGAGATACAGATGATCGACGAGGAGATCCAGAAGCGGAGGGAGCAGATCGAGTCATATCAGCGGATGGCCGAGCAGTTCCCGCAGTGGCGCGAGCATTACCGCGGCGCGATAGAGC